GTCTTAGGTTGTGCTCCAGGCTTATAGGTTGGTTTTGCACTTGTTTGCCCCGCTGAAGGAAGTGCTGGTCTAGATGGTGTACCAGATAATGCTCTAGTAGAAGATACTTTAGGACCAGAAGGTTTAGATGGATTTATACGACTGCTAGGTGCTGTTGGTTCATTCCAAACATTAGTTGTAATTTTATTTGCACCCCTTGGAGCGGTTCTCATCGTAGGAGCCTTTACAGTCCTAACAATTGCAGAAGGTGCTGCAGACTTTGCAGTTGCCGTAGAAAGTTTAGCGGCAGGGGCAGAACCAGAAGCAATAGCAGTTGTCGCTAAATCAGTAACCGCAGTTTTTAATGGAGTAGATGCTCTTCTTTGAACGAATTTAGCAGCACCCTTCAGTAAAGATCCAAGTCCACTTTCACTAATCAATTCAACCATTATTTGATTTGATTCTTCTAAAGAATATCCTTCACTCAAAAGATATTCCAGAACTTCATCATAAACATCAATCTCCTCATCAACCAATTCACCTTGTGGTTCATAATGTGCTTTCTGGAGAGTTGTTTTCTTAGGTTCAACTACTTCACCACCACCATGCTTTTTAATAAGTGGTTTTAGTACATCTTCAGCACTTTTGCCAGCAGGAATAGGAACCCCAACTTGCTGTTCACAAATTTTTTTATATGCATTTGCCAAGTCTAAAATCTCTTTATCTCTCATCTTATTGAAGACTTTTTAGATATTTATAAAAAAAAGAAGCGCCCAGTGAGAGGCGCTTCTTGAGTGCTTTGCGTCTTGCCTTCGCTTGTCGCAGTGCTTGCGGTTTGAGTTTTCGCTTCTGCTCTTTTTTACTGTGATGATAGCGATTGGGTACTTGCATTAGTCTTGTGCTGATGGGGACACACTACTATCTATGTTAGTAGAAGTCAAGTGGTACAGTTTAGAAAGTGTCCTATAGTTCAGTCTTATAAGAAAATCCACTCTTCTTCTCAAATTTAATCGTAGAGTCAAACTTATCCTGAAGATCTGATTTATGAGAAATTACAAAAACATTAGTGTCTTTGACAACATAACGAATAATCTTCAGGAATTCATCGGCACCAAATCCATCAAGAGAACCATCAAAAACTTCATCAAATATAAGAATATTACAATTTACGGAGTTTTTGACTCTTGCTACTTCACGCCAGGAAAAAAGTAATGCAAGGTCTATACGTGCCTTTTCTCCTTCACTAAAAGAACTATAAGAAAAGTCTTCGTGAATAGGAGATTTAACTCTTTCATTAAATTCAGAATCCAATTCAAAATTAATATAAAAGTCCATCATTTGAAGATAACGATTCACCTGTTGATTTATGAAAGGAAGATACTTCTTGATAATCTTCGTCTTTACTCCATCGTCCTTGAGTAAGGAATAGGCAAAATCGTAATAAATGATTTCTTCTTTTTTCTTTGAAAGGTCTTCAAATGTTTTTTGGAGATTTTCTTTAAATTCTTCTAACTTCTCATGTTCAGAATTTCTGTTTTCAAGTTGTTCGGCAATAGTTTGAATTTCATGTTCAAGATCTCGTATTTGTCTCTGGTTGAGGGAAATCCGAGTATTGTTTTGAGAAATCTCATGATTGAGTTTTGTAATCTCCTTAGATAGAGCAATGAATTGACGCTCTCGTTCCTGTTCTATCTTTATGGTCTCTTCCAGGTCATCATAACCCTTCTTGAGTTCCTTTGCTTTATTTTGAGCATCTTCAATTCTATTTAACCGAAACTCTTCTTCTATAGTTTGAGTGCAGGTAGGGCAGACCGTATTTTCAGTAAAGAACTTATGTTCTTTAGTAATTACAGATACTTTTTGAGAGATTTTACCCTTTAGATTGTTAAGCTTTACTAACTTATCATCAGCACCAAAAACTTCTTCCTGATCCTTAGTGTATACAAAAACCTGTTCTTGCGTCTTTGCATTTTCATCCATGTAAACACCAACTTCTGCATCCAACTTGGCAATCTTTTCTTGGTTGGCATTAATATTGGCATTTCCACGATTCTCAAGTTCTTCAATGAAGTTCTGTTGCATCTTCATTTTGTCCTTGATATTCTCTTTACGCAACTCAAGAGACTTAATCTGTTCCTTTTGAGTCCTGATCTTATCCTTGATAAGATTATTCATCGCAGAAAAAATGCGAATATCCAGAAGATCCTCAATCACTTCACGACGATTTGCCGTCGTAAGTTGCATAAACGGCACAAAAGTACTACTACCCAGAATAACAATCTGAGTGAAAGATTTATAATTTACCTTGAGAATATTTTCCTCTAGAATTTTTTGATTCGCACGATCATCTGCTTCCTTGTGCAGAGCATTACCGTTTACCTCAATATCAAATACATTTGGCTTTATACCGCGCCGTACAAGATAATCCCTATTGTTTACAGAAAACTCAATTTCAACTAAACAATCCTTTTCATTGGTTGTATTTGCTAGTTGCGGTTTATTAATTTTACGAAATGGTTTGTTAAACAGAACAAATGTTAGGGCATCAAGAACTGTGGATTTACCTGCACCATTTGTTCCAATGATCAAATTTGTATTATGTCTTTCAAAGTCAATCTCTGTAAACTGATTTCCAGATGACAGAAAGTTTTTGTATCTAATCTTGTGAAATACTAGCATTTTTTGGAGGAATTACGATATCGTCAGGAGTGATCACAGCATACTTGTAATTATACATCTTACAAGTCTTTATGGCAAGGTCATCATCAACTTCAACCACGTCCATTTCTTGGTCTTCTTGATCTTCAAGCATTAAGGCGTATCTTGTTGCATCATCCTCATCCTCAAATAAAAAAAGAACTTTATGCCCATGATGATCTTGGACGGCATATGCTCCATCATCTTTTCGGTCTTTGAGAGTAAGGAGAAACATTTTATTCTACCTCGCAAGCTTGTCTATAAAGATCTTGAAAAATTTCTTTAATAATTGATTTATCAAGAGAAAATTCAGAGTCATCAATATAACGGTTTAGAATAGACATTGTATTTTCTTCCTCATCAACCTCAAAATCTTCATTCTCTTGGATATCATAGTTTTCTACAATTTTGAGATCTTGAATTCCTGCCGTATAAAGTTTGTCAATAAATTTTTCAAAATCTTTTGGTTTAGATTTTTTACGGACAATCACTTTTACAATCTTGTTTTCATACTCCGTAGCATCAAACAATTGATAGGGAGTATCCTCATAGTAAATGTTATAGAATAATTTATAAGGATTATTAATTGGAGTGTGCTCTAATGTTTCCGTATCAAAAATATGAAATCCCCGAGTATCATTTACATCAGTCCAATACATCTCATAAGGATTGCCTAGATAGAAAACTTTTCCATTGTTTGATCGAGTGTGATAGTGTCCCGAGTAGACCCGTTCGAACTTCTCAAATAGTTCGCTGTCCAAACCGTGCTCCATGATGAGTTGTCGATTAACTCTAAATCCTTGGAGTTCAAGGTGCCCCATCGCACATTTGCTAGTCGTCTTTTTAATAAGTTTAAGAGTTTTTGCTTCATTTTCTTGATTAATCCAGGGTAAAAATAAAATCTTCAATCCACCAATATTAACTTCTGTCGGTTCACTATATGTCTTGATATTTGAATAAGTCTGAAGAATAAGTTCGGGCGAATTTACGCTATTGGTATTCTTATAGTAAGTATCGTGATTACCAATGATCATATGAACATCATACTTTTTGAGAGGGTCAAACACAACTCTTTTTGACCACTCAAGACTTTGATAATCAATTGATTTACGACTATCAAAAGCATCACCCATATGGATAACTGCTTCTACCCCATGCTCTTCAAGGGTAGGAAAAAATACGTTTTTGTAAAACAGTTCAAAGTAATCGTGGAGATGCTTAGAACCTTTTTTGGCACCATAGTGGGTATCAGTAATAATGGCGATTTTCATCTGTTGTTACGGTATTGAATAGCATCCTTGATACTATTATAGTCGCTACTACTGCCAGAAAGCAAGCTATCATCAACCATCATAACCTCATCAAATCCAGTTCTTTCAATAATCTTTGTTTTTATTTCTAATTGTTTTTTCTCTTTATTAATTCTTCGCAAAAAAGCATAATGAATAATTTGAGTAAAATAAGCAAATGGATTTTTTGACTTTTCTGGATCAAAGTTATGAATGTACTGAACACAATTTTCTATTCCATCGGAAATCATATCATCCCGAAACATATAATTGACAAAGTTTGGTTTGTAAGATAAATGTGTGGCAATCTTTAAAAAACACTCACCCAAATAATTTGGTATCTGTGGTTTACCTTCCCATTGCTTTGACCTATCTTCTCTAGTTGGTTTTCTATCATTCCTTTTAAGAAATTCTGCTTCAACTTTAGAACGATAAACAATTAAAGCCTCAAGTAATTCCTTATTATTTACATAATGTTCTGATTTCTTCTTAGACATAACATCGGTCTCGGTATTAAATTAAATTATGTTATGTTAATTATAACACATTTTAAGGACTTGACAAAGTTTAAAAATATAGGTAGAATCGCTTTGCTAAGGATGAAGATGGGAATCTAGCTTTCTTTATTATCTTTATAGAGATTCTCAAGTCTATTGCGAGCGTCTTCTACAGTAGATATAAATCCCATTTTATCAGATATCTTTACTTGACCTTCTGAATAAGACATTTCAGTTTCTTTATTATCATTATCCTTTATGTACTTTTCATAGAAGAAAATCATATTTTTATCTTTAATTTCGGTCATAGTGATTACCTTATCCAATTTAATGATAAACATATCATCATCAGGAATTTCCATCCAGGGATTAATCTTCACGAACATTCCCTTATGATTATTAATAATTTTCATAATGATTGGATTCTGTAAAATAATCAAAGGATCTCCATCGTTTTCATCTATAGAAATTAGAGAAAACACTTCTTCACCCGAAACTAGTTTTAGTACGCAATAAAACTCATCTCCCATCATTCTTTAATCGGTATGTTTACAATATCGTAATTAAAATTTTCTTCATTATAGATTTTGATTCTTTCAATAAGGTGATTTAAAGTATAATTTTTTCTTGACTTATAACTGATATCATCGGCAATATCATATAAAGTAGCCTTTGTTTTTTGATCTCCTTTTCTCAAGACTCTACCGATTGATTGAAGATTGCGAATTCTAGACTTCGAAGGTGAAGCAAAAATAACATTATGTAAATTCTTAATGTTAATTCCCGTACTAAACGTTCCATAGGATGCCACAATAATTGCATTATTTTCCTTTTCAGTAATTTCTCTTACCTTTTCACGATCTTCGGTAGCAACCCCTCCGTGAACAAAGAAAACGTGACGATCATCAATTTTGCTATTATTTATGAGATCGTACAGAGGTTGTCCGTGACCCTCAACTCTGGAAAAAAGAATGAGTGTATTACCCTTCAGATCTAATGCAAGGTTCTTAATAAACTTATTTCTTTTCTCGTGATTGATAATGTACTGAACCTCATCTTCAAACTTCTCAAACCTCTGAGGGGGATGTTTCAGTAACAGAATATTAATATCTAATGTTGCGACGTGACCCTTCTTCATCAGTTCATCGGTTCGGATAATCTTATAAGAAGCGCCGAATAACCCCTCCAGAACCCATTTATGAGTTTGAGATCCATCTAGTGTTCCAGTAAATCCGAAGCGATATTTTGCATCACAAAGTTTTGTCATTATAGATACTAATGACTTAGATTTGAACTGGTGTGCTTCATCTCCAACGACCACATTAAATCTTGAAAAGTATTGTTTGGGAAGTTTGTAGATGGACTGCCAGGTTGTGATAATCACCTGAGATTCTGTTTCTCGTTCTTTTCCGGCATAGATCTTGTGGCAAAATGAACCCACATCCCACCCATAATCTGCAAAATCTTTATACATCTGTTCTACAAGGGATGTCGTCGGCACGACTATCAGAGTATTTTGCCCTTTCTCAACGTAGTATCGGACAATCGCATATATCATCAACGACTTTCCAGAAGCAGTTGGAGATATCAGTAACTTGCGATTATGTCTTAAAGCGTCGTATACTCCCTCAATTTGGTACTCGCGGGGAGAATATTTTGAAATAGAATTAATATAATCTTTTACACCTTCCTTTGAAATGTTCTTATTTACTTCAAAGGGTAATCCATAGAATTTGTTATTCACAAACTCATAAGTATAATTATGATTCTCACAGAATCTTACAAGTTTATCCAATAACCCAACGTATATCTCTCCGTTCTGGGTATTGAATAAGCGAATTTTTCCGTCCCAGTATTTGTTGCGAAACTGGGGCATAAACTTTGCGCCTGGCACATCAAAAGTAAATTGATCTGCCAGTTCATAATAAATGTGAGGTTCTGCCTTTACCTGTAGATAAACCTCATTCTTTTTAGAAATTATCAAATGAGACATATACTCATAATATTACATATGAGTATTTATTGTCTCAATTAAAACCCGATTGGAAACGATGCCATTCAATCGCGTTCTTGATTTGGAAAGTTCTATTTGAAATCGTTTTAATGACCTCTTCAAGAAACTTCAGCATAATATCATAGTATCTGATTTTCATATCTATTTTTGAGAGTTTCTCATCGGCATCCATATGCCTCTGTAGCGCCTCTTTATCTCTGACTTTATATGGAAATGGATCTTCAACATAAACCTCTGCTGGAGCCTTTCCGGTGTAGTAGTTATAGCGATCTAGTTTGACCTTGCTGTAAGTTTCTCTTGCCCTTTCACGTAGAAGGGTAATTGTATTGTATATTGTATAATATTTTGCGTGTAACTGTGGAATTTTTAAAGATTCATCGTGTAAATTATCAGGATCTATTACAGAATCTCTCTGCCACATTTCCTGAATCTCATCAAGATTCATAGGAGTTTATTGTTTTTGTCTAGAATATTATATACAGTATACTTGAAGGTAGCCTCTGCTGTAAAGTACTGAATATCATTCATTGTCGAATCAAATTCTAATGAGGTCAATGAAATCGGAAACAGGTCTTTAAATCTAACCTTCGCTACTTCCTGATAGTTGCTATTAAGAATAGAAAGAGTTCCATCACTAAAGGCCTCCTTTGGGTCTAACATCCCCTTGTCATCTGTAATTAATTCTTTATATTGTGCCGTTGTTTCTGGATATCCAAGACCTGTCAACCAGTTATGAATTGACATATAATTTTCCATATTTTCATCAACTAAAAACCTTAAATTCAAATCTCCATACGCTAATTTTTCTCCGGGAATATCAAGATTTTTCAAGTATGTTGGTTGAATTGTAGTTTCTAATGTAATTTCTGGTATTCTTGCACTATTGCAGAAAAAAACTGCTTTTGGGGCTTTGGTTAATATAAATTTAAATCCGATTGGGGATAAAAAATTTCTATTACTAATCTGATTGGATGTATAACTTGCCATAATAAATTATTTCTTGGGATTAGATTTTGCTGTTGGTGGTGGGGAAGAAACTCTGGCATATACCATTCTTTTACCCCACTTTTCTGGAGTTGTACCTGGACCTGCAATATCTTTAGTAATCTGTGGAGACACATCAAAGGAAACGTCCCTATTAACATTTCCTGTTTTGCCAAAATCTCCAACATCATTAATTTTTGCTGTTGTTGATTTTGTCTTAGTTCCTTCTGGTTTTGCGGTTAAATGTAACCTAGATCCATATGGAATTGATGGCGCCCCACTTTGTCCTTTTGGTGCTTGCCCTTCCTTGTGTTTAAATGGAACAGCAGCATTTCTTGTAGTCCAATTATGTGGATCTCCTGTTGCTGTTACTTTATTTGGCGTAAAAGCATCTCCTGGTGCATATACGCTCGCTTTTACAGGTTTCCACCCATATCTCTGCTGCTCCACTCCAGTATGAGATCTTTGAGTAAATTTACCTGTTTTTTTATCTAATACTCCAGGTTTATAATTTTTATATGCCAAAACCTTTTGCGGTTTTGCTGTGGTCTTTACTATTGGTTTTGCTTTAGATGCAAATGGATTCCAAAATTCTTGAATATTTGCGTCTTCACAAAACTCTCTAAATGACTTCATTAGTCTTTTATTTTTATTTAGACAAAAAAAGAGGGTCCGAAGACCCTCCCGAATGAGTTGTGAATGAATCACATAAGATTGAGGACCTGTACTCTTCTGTAGTAACGGTTGCTGTTGACCTTGAGGCGACCAGCACCAACAGTTGTTCCTTCTGCGAATGGGTTGGCAACAAGACCATAACGAGTCTTGAATCCAATACGTGGTTGGAAGGAATCTTGTCCAACTGCACGTACCATCTGGAGAGGTACATATGGGCAGTAGAAAAGACCTGCGTCATAAGGAGAAGAACCCTTATAACCAACAACGTAATACTGGCCACCACCTGCATTAGGGTTAGAACCGCCCGAATATGGGTCAATGTATACGCGATACTTGCCTTGAAGAACACCTGCAAAAGTATTGCCGGTATCATCAACTTGGAGGTTAGCGTTGAGTGCTGGGGTGTAATCAAGAACACCTGCCATAGTGAGTGCCGAAGCAACATCAGCGGAGCAGAGGATCATGTTACCCTTTCCTCTACGAGTTCTGGTTGCGATTGCATTAGCATCGCGCTCGATTTGGAAAATAAGACCCTTGAACTTCTCAACTGACCAACGACCGTTTGAGTCAACGTCAAGGTCAAACTTACCTGCGGTAGCAACGTTATGTTGAGCACCCGATTCTGCAACCTTGTAGATAGTTCTGATAACTTCGCGGTTGATTTCTGCGAGGATCTCAGTGCTGAGAATGTTTGCAAGCTCAGCTTCTGCATTCAGACCGTGAATTGCCTTCAGGTCTTGTGCAAGTTCAAGACTGTATTCTGCCTTCAGAGCACGGCTCTTAGCAGTAACAGTGACTTTCTCAATCGAGAATGCCATCTGATTGAACTCATCGCCACTGTATCCGAGTCCTTCAGCATTCTCGGTATCCATACCCTGACCAGTGCTATAAGCAGCTTGGTTAGCGTTTGAATCTGGGCTGAGAAGACCTGGATTTGAACCACCCTGTGCAGTAGTACCAAAACCTACGTTAGCACCATCAGAACCAGCAACATATCCGCTTCCGAGAACTGCGTTCAGATCGTCATCTTGTGCCGACCATGCAGTATTTACTTCGTCGAAGAATGCTTCGGTTCCGTTTTGTGTTCCATACTTAGAACGCATCGCGAAGATGAGTCCGGTAGGACCGTTCATTGGTTGAACGCCAGCGAGGTCATAAGCGACCAGGTTGGGCATTGAACGACGAATAAGTGAAATGAGAACAGGGTCGAAACCTGCAACTGGTGCTCCAGCATTTGCGCTAAAACCAGCAGTTGCGCCTGATGAACCTGTATTAATGTTTGGACCTTCGTAGAGGAATTGGCGCTCTTCGCGTAATTCTCTCTCTTGGTTTTCGAGCAGGATAGCAGTTACCGATCTACGATGTGAATCTTTGATAGGATCCATTCCTTCGTAATCAAGGATCGGTGCCCACTTCTCCTGCAGATGTTCTGCATTGAACATTTGCATTTTTTTTACCTCTTTTTAAAAATTTTAGTTTGATTTTTATAATTTATAAATCACTTTTTAGAAACTCTACTCAGAGTTTGAAGATATGCTTCCATTACACCACTAACTGGTTGTTGCAAAGCAGACTCTTCGGTCAGGGTCTCAGATAAAGTCTCTGAGTTATCTCTTTGAGTGCTAGAAGATCTAGATGGGAAATATGATTCCCTCAGAGTTGCCAGCTTCTCACGATAGTTTTCTTCACCATCAAACTCAACATTTTCTGCAAGAGAAGCGAGTTTGTCTTTCT